CTAGAGAAGCAATAGTTTCGTTCATTTCGCCAAGTACATCATACTTCTCAGCTGGAACGTCAATATAGTGCTCTTCAAAAAGACCCTTCATGCCGTCGATAAAGCTCTCAACGATTTCGGACTTAATGCCATTTTCAAGGGCTAATTCATTCTGTGCAATCCACTGCTCGGCAATATAGCCAAGATATCCATCAACTTGTTCAACAAGACCCTCAATTTGTTGTGCAGTAGCTTCTTCTAGCTTTGCTGCAAATTCTTCTTCGATACGAGCAACTTCTTCTTTAACACGAGACATTACTGCAGCCTCATAGATAGTAGTTGCTTTAGTTTTGAATTCTTCAGTTAGTTCTTCGCCAGTGAATAGAGCGTCCATATCTTCTTTCATGCCTTTAACAGCATCACCCTTGCGGACAGAAGACTGGTCACCGTTATGAGGATTCATAGAACCACCCTTAACTTCTTCAGCTTGCTTTTCGTCTTGAACGTTGTTGCGAGCATTGTCAGGATTTTCACCTTCATGCTTTGGCTCAACAGCGTCACCTTTTTTAACTGCAGATTGGTCACCAGAAACAGCACCTTCTTTAGCAGAATTACTTCCACCTTCTTTGCCATCTGGTTTAACTTTTTCTTCTTGGATTTCCTGAGACTTGCGAGACTCAGCAAGAAGTTCAGCGATTTTTTGTTCGATAGACATCGTTTGTTCTCCTAACTTGGATAGTTCTATAAGATTATTTATAAATTATTTAATTTTACTCAGGAAATTTTGGAAGGCTAAAATCTTAGCTTCTTGCAAATTCTTGCTAGATGCCTTTCTAATAAACTTCTGTGTTTCCTCAATATTCTGTTCCACGAATTTTCCATCCACGAATACCCACTCCTTGCTTTCCATGATTCCACGGACATACGCATCAGGAGCAGAAGGATCAGCAACGATATCAGCTGCGGTAGACAGCATGAAGTCATCCTGAACGATATTGACACCCTCATTATTCATTTTGAGAGAGCCAAGTGCTCGGCTAGAAACACCAAGGTTTGCTCCACCATCTAGAAGACCTCTAGCGATATTGCCCATTGGAGTTTCCATAATCTTTGCTCGACCAATATAATTAGTACCTTCTTTACGAAGTGAAGTAATCATATGCGATACACGGTCAAGGTTGATGCTTGGAGTATCTGGGTGACCTAGTTCACCGTAAGCACGATTTTTCTCAACTGACTCTTTGAGGTAACGAGCAACTTCTTTGTCCATTACATGTTCAGGATACATACGTTTGTTACGGTTTTGTAGTTCTGATTGAAGGAATACACCTTCAATAAAATATTCTTTCTTACCTTTACGTTCTTCAACGATAAGGTTAGTTGATTCGAAAATCTCTTTAATTAGTCTCATTGTTTTATACCTTATCTGGTGAACCGCTTAGTGTAGTAGATGCCCCAACACGAGTAACGTCGTCATATGCACCATATGTAGCAGGTTCAACTTTAGTAGACCAACCAGCTTGTTTACGCAATACTAAAATTCCAGTTACATCTTTTGCTGAGTTATTATTAATAACAATATCGCTTGTGTTAGCAATATTTAATGGAATTCCCCATGCATTAGCTTCCATATATGGAGCATTTTCTGGAGCAGCAGAAATAACTGAACTTCCGTTTCTTGTAACTCTTACATGAGAACCTAGTTCTCCTGTCATTGTCCATTTAACAATATCAACAACAGGGGTATCTGCATTTCTTGCTTGAGTTGATGCAGTCAAGTTAGCAATAGTAATAGTTCCTGACTCAGCAGCAGTAGATGCGAAATGAATCACAGTTTCCTGGTTTGTATTTTTAAGAGTAGTTAGCGTCATTGCCATTTGTTATTCTCCGATTCTTTTAAGCACATGAAGGAAGTTCGCTTTTGACTCTTTCATATACTCAACAATTTCGTTTTGATTATTTAATAGTTTATTTAGGTAATCTTGCGTAGATTCATCAATTGCAATAACACTACCATCATTCAAAGTATAATTTAATTTACCTTCAATTAAGCGATCTAATTTATTATATTTACGCAATTCACAAATAACAGGATCTACAGAAAAAATATTAGAGGAAGCCAATTCAATATATGTTTCGATTAATGTATCAGTAACTTTGACGTCGTGATATTCTTTAATAATTTCAGCAATTTTATTGTTTGGTATTTCTTCGTATATTTCTTTTGTGACTTCCTCTACAAGAGAAACAGTTTTATCTTCCTCTTGTTTTAGTTTAATCGTTTCTAAGAATTGCTTAAAATGCATTACTGTTCAACTTGTTCTTCTTCAGAAGCTGGTTCTTCAGCTTGTTGATCTTCAACTTTATTAAACATAGTTTTAGCGACATCACTTCTCATGTCATCTAATCTAGCACCAATCTTTTCTGCCATAGCAGCTTGAAAAGCATCTTCTGTTGCAGCTGCATCACCAGATGCAATTGCGTTAATTAATTCTAATGTTGTAGACATAGTATCTCCTTAATTCCAATCAAATGAATCTTTTTGTTCGCCAGTGGGTTTTCTTTTACCAACTGGTTTTTTATCTGCCAAGTTAACAACTTTTGCTTCTTGCTCAGCATCTTGTTCAGCGTTAGGTTGCGCAGGTTGTGGAGCTTGCTGACCTTGTTGCATAGCCATTTGAGCTTGTTGCTGTTGCGCTTGATAATCCATAGTAGGCTGTTGTTGAGCCAACTGTTGATCACCTTTATTCTGAGCAAACGCAACGTTAGTTGCTAAACTATCTTTAATTTCTTTATCCATTGCAGCAATTTGATCATCAGTCATACGCAATAGATTACGTTTAATCCAAACATCAGAGAAGAAACGACCAATGTATGGATCAATTTGTTGCAATAGAGTAACACGTTGTGTCAACAACTCAGCGTCTTTTAATTCAGAGTAATGATTATCTTCTAAAAAGTCAAAACGAATTTGCTGGCTAATTTCATTCCAGTCTTTATACGTCATAATATTCTTAGCAATCAATTGTACTTTCAATGCTTCTAAGAATAAAACTGCAAACTTTTTACGAAGTCTAACGATAAACTTATTGAACTTAACTTCGTCACGGGTAATCTCATTTGAACGACCAATAGAGAAACCTTGACTTTGCTGCATACGAGATACAGGAACGTTCAATGAATGATAAAGTTTATTTTGGAAGTATTCGATGTCTTCAATAGCGCCAAGGTTTTGACCACCTGGCAATGTAGAAATCTCAGTACCCTTACCACCTTCACGACGAGGCATCCAGAAGTCTTCCATCATTGATAGGTGACGACGGTCATCACGTGTTTCACCAGTAGTTGCATCATAAACAATCTTGTTACGGAACTTATTCATAATGTCGTTAACATACTGTTCAGCTTTTAGCTTCGGTAAGTTACCAACGTCAACATAGAAAATTCTACGTTCTGGTGCACGGGAAATACGATAGATGACTAAAGAGTCTTCAATCATCTTTAATTGGTTAGTTGGTTTAATTGCCTTATGTAAATGACCCAAACCCATACCAGAGTTTGCATCCATCACGCCAGAAGGACAATGTACAACTGAATCTAATGGAAGTTTAACACCTTGTGTTGATTGTTCAGACATACCTTTATCATTGTAAAGGTAGAACTCTTCCATCGTCTTAATAATTTCAACACCTTGTGGTGTTTTTTCTTTTTTAATGTTCTTGATCTTGCGAATTTTGCGTGGATCAATAAAACGTAATTCTTGAATACCATCCTTGACATTATCTTCGTCAAGTAATACTTGGTAATACAAACGACCGTCAACATACCATTGACGGAAAATATCATGTCCTTTATCATTAAACTTTAATAGTTTAAGGATTTGATAGAACTCTGTTTCAATCTTAGTTTTAATAGCTGATGATACTTTTAGTTCATCAAGAACGATCTCAACTGATCGTTTAGATTCATCAGATATTAATGCTTCATTAACGATGTCTTCAATAGCTGCATCACAATCACAGTATTGAGAAATCTCACGATAACGACGAATAAGATCGTTTTCGTTTTTTAAAGATGCATCTAAATCGACAACCATGCCGTAGTAGCCACCAGCATTTACGCCAGTGTTTACTACGGTGGAGCCGTCTTGGTTGGATGGAGGCACTACCGATGGAATCGGTAGAACCTGTTCATCCTTTGCACGTTTGATTTCAAAGCCAAAAAGCTGCATTATAAAATTTCCTTCTAATTAAAAATTAAACTGGGAACGAACCAATTGGAGTATTAATATTAACGTTAATACCGAAGTTAGCACCAGCACCTTCATTAGAAGTGAAGAAGTTGTAAACGAATTCAACATCAAACTGTTCAATAGCGTTTTGTTGTTCATAGTCTAGAGTGATCGCACCAATGTTAGTTGGGAACGCATCTGTAAACTTGTATGACTTAATAGTCGCACCGTTACGGTCTAGCTGGTGAACAGACAAGTCAACTTGATAGTCAGTAGGATTAGTACGACCATTAGTCGTATTGTACTGTTGAATACCAGATTGCCACTGCTCTAAGGCATTACGAATGTTAAAAGTTGTATCGTTGTAAATAGAAACAGTCCAAGGCTGGAATGAACGTTCACCAGCAAAGTTGACAGGACGACCACGATACGGGATCGAAATTGTTTCAATTGTAGAAGCTGGTAGGGAAGCAGCACGGCATAGGAACTGTGCTCTTTGACCAGCAATAACACCTAGTGTAACGAATGATGGGAAAGTCAACTCAACACGGAATTGATTAGGACGTGCACCACCACCGATCATCTGGGCTTTAAAGTCAGCAATATTTGCCATTTAAAATCTCCTTGTTATTACCTTATTTATTCGTCAAAATTGGGGAGAATTTCTCCCCAATAATATTAGCCACCGATCTCGCTAAAGGCAATGCTAGAACGAGCAGCAACGAAGTTAAGAGTAATATAGTTGATAGAACGAGTTGGTTTAACGAAAATATCCGCAACGAATTCGTTACGATCAATAACCTCACCAGTGTTGTTAGACTCATCACACTTAACTAGGAAGTCTGTAATACCACGACGACCTTGTACGTCACGTAGGAACGGTTCAATCAAGTTCTTGAATTGACCACGAGTGAACGCATCGTTGAATTCAAACAGTTGGAACTTAGCAGCAGTCGCAATAGATTTCTCTAGAACGATAAACAAGCGACGAACGTTAATACGATCGAAAGCACTTGGTTTAGCCAACAATGTTTTATCACCGAACAATACAGTACCTTGACCTGGGAAAGTAACAACTGGATTAATAGAGTTACGATATAAAGTATCACGGTTAGTCTGGTTAGGATTGCAAGCTAAACGAACAACGTTCTTAACTTGACCACGGTTTAGACCACCTGGAGACCACCATGGATCGTTAGTGTAGTCAGTGCGAGCACATAGACCAGCGATGTCACCGTTTAATGGAACCCAACGATACACGTCATTGTAGCGGTCATATTGATATTTGTAACCAGAATCAAGAACTGTATAAGAATTGCTTGATAGTGCATTACGGAAATCAATAATTGATTGAATATTTTCGCTTGTTTCTCCAATAATAACTTCACCAGTGTCCATATCTTCTGGAGATGCAAATACAACAGCGTCTAAACGCTCTAAACCAATATTATCAATAACATGATTAACAACAGTGCTATTTGCTTTACCGCACATAATTAAACTTACGTCATACAATTCAGCGTTAGAGAATAAACTAAATGCTTCCATAGTTTGACTATCAGTTGCAGAAGCGTCATCAAAACCACCAGATAAAGACTGAGTCAATGGAGCAGTCATAGAATGAAATTCAACACCAGCCATTACGCTACCCCAGTTAGTATCTTCAACTGGAACTTCGATTTGGTCAGTGTGATCCATCCACCACAACCACTCAGAACGACCGTTAATAACGTCTTTGTAATAATTGTTTGTACCGTCTGGTTTCTTGTTATCAGAAGCCTTAGATACGAATGCATATTTTTCTAGAACAGCGTTTTCAACGCCAGAGATATAACCCTTTTCATCGATAACGATAATGTGCATTTCATCATTAGAACCACCAATACGAGCAGCACCCTCAGAAGTTCCTGGAGAAGCATCAAACTCGTCTTTGTATGCCCAAGTAGAATAAGTATCACGATCAGCCATAGACACTTTTAAAGTATTACCTAATTTGCCTGGATACTTAGCAGCCCATTCGCCAACAACACCACCACCGTTAATAAACTGTGCAGAATAGTATTGTGGGTTATAAATCGCAACACCAAGAGGGTTAATTGAAGCAGTAGCTGCAGCTTGTGTTCCACCTTGTGGTGGGGCAGCAATTACAACTGTTGGAACAGAAGATAAACCAGAACCTGGAGAAGTAATT